TGATGAAGCTTTTGGTCGCCGGGTTGGCGGCTTCAATAACAGCCACGTTCTGGGCGACATGCGACAGTCCGCTGAAGTCCAGCAAGCTCAACTGAAACGCGGCCAGGTTCGCCGGCGGATCGAAGATATTCTCGAAGACCGCGAACTCAATAAGCAGCTTGAACTGCAGGGGGAAGTATGAGTCAACGTATCGAATGTAGCCGTCGCGCGTGCCGCTGGACTGGCGATTTTTCAACAGCATCAAAACGTAAAAACGGTGGAATGGTTACATACATATGCCCACGTTGCAGCTGCGATAGCTTTTACGATTTGCCGGATCCTGTGATTACCGAGCGCGTTGAACACGCCAACGCACTGATAAAAGTGATTGCTGGCCATGGTCGTAAATTCTTCGATCGCAAAGGGGTGATCGCAAGCCTTGAGCTTGATGCGAAAGGCAAGGTTTGGTTTGTGGACGATTATACCCGTCGCCGTATTTACACCCACTACAAAGGCGACTGGAGAGGCTTTAGTCACGGCGGAACGCTGAAGGATTTGGTTTGCGCCATGCGCGACTACATCACCAAGGGCAATAAGTTGGCAATATCTTGGATTGCGCCTATCCGCATTAATCCTGAACACGGTGACATTTGGGGCTACGGCAAAGAATCCAGAACTGCAGTACGTGAAGCTGCGGCTAAACTGCCAATTATCGAATCAGGAGATCGAGCATGAAAGTCATCCCTATTAACTTCAACACCGAAATGATGAGTGCCATTCTCGAAGGCCGGAAAACGCAGACTCGCAGACCAGTTAAGCCAAAGATTGTTTCGTTCATCGAATTTATGGGCGGTAGCGATGAAGAAAACGCCAGTTTTGATTTTGTCGGGCTCAGACATGGGGAATGGGAAAGTGACGACGGGACTGTTTGGGGCCCTGAATGGCTCGTTTACTGCACCGAATATCCTGAAGAAGGAGTGGTGCCTGTTGGAAGTCTTTACGGCGCCATTGGTGACCAATTGCTTGCTACTGACGGCGAGCGCACCGCCACAATTGAAATAACTGGTTTCCGAGTCGAGCGCTTACAGGATATCAGTGATCAAGATGCAATTGCTGAAGGTGTTTTAGCCGATGAAGATCCATATTGGGTTCCTTCATTTAACGATCCAGACAGTGGTGGCAGTCCATCATTTAAAAAGTCTTTTGAATACCTTTTGTCATCAATTTACAGCGATGTTGGCTGGCATTCAAACCCTTGGGTATGGGTAATCGAGTTCAAGGTGTTGACAACCAAAGGTGTCATTGGAGGTGAGGCAGCATGAGCGACCAGAAAAAACAGTGCAATTGTTTTCAAGACTTACTTGAAAAAGTAAAGAGTCATTTAAAAGATAAAATTCCAGAAGGTGCAACTGAGTTTGAAGCCAACTGGGAAAACGCAGCACTTATTCTAAGTTCCGGAGACTATCCATCTGTAAACCCGAGAATTAATTACAGCTATCGTAAGGTAAAGCGTGACGGGTCCAATGCAAAGAGCCTTACCAGAAATAGTGTTTCGGTATTCTGCGATTACTGCCCGTTCTGCGGTCGCAAGTATGAAAAAGAAGGCAAGGAGGCAGCATGAGCAAACCGCGCCAAATGAACTATCTGCTGCCTGGCGGAGAATCGGAAAAGCGCTTTGAGCTGTTGCTTTCACGCACCAAGATCCGCTCTGATTCAGTCATTGGCGCACTGCGTGAAATATACGTCAATGGGCTGCCACAGGAGAGAGCAGCGGCACGATTCGGACTTGATAAAAGCAATCTGTCACGCGACATGAGCAAGCTAGAAGAAGTAGCCGCAACGGTTGAGGCTATCAAAGAGATTGATTACTGCCACCTCAGTGAGCGCAAGATTCTGCGCGTTCCAGTCCCACAAGTTAACCCCAGTCCAGTTAAATAAATTCAAGTCAATTAACTGACAACTTTCAACAAGGATTTACCGAATGAACAACTATGCCCGCCGCTTGGCTGAGCTGAAGGCGCAGCCTTGCCATTTACTCAAAGAGGTCGGTGACCAATGGCGCACACCGGACTGGCTTTTCTGGGGCGTGTTTGCCAACTTCGGCCCCTTCGTTATTGACCTGTTCAGCGACGGCGATAACGCCAAGTGCGGCCGCTTCTATACAGCCAAGGATAATGCCCTGGTTCAAGACTGGACCAAGGACTTGGCAGGCGGAAAAGGCTTCTTTAATCCACCTTATAGTCGCTCAAGCTATGAGGATGGCCAGGCGATTACGGGCATGCGCAACATCATCGACAAAGTGATGGCAGAACGCGACAAAGGTGCCGCAATGGTTGGAGTCATCAAGGCGGCCACATCAGAAGTCTGGTGGCCTGAAGAAGCGGATCGCGTGGTGTTCATCCGTGGCCGTATCGGCTTCGAGTTACCAGAGTGGTTTATCCCAGCCGACAAGAAACAGGAAAGCACCGGCGCAGGGTTCGCCTCCGCCATCTGCATTTTCGACAAATCCTACCGCGGTGAGCGCATTGGCTACATCAGTCGCGAAAAGCTCAGGCAGGATGGTGAAACGATGCTTGAAATCCTGAGAAGAAACAGAGCGGCATAATTACTCGTCCCTCATCTGAACCGGCGTTATCTCGGTTTGAAACCTGACATGCTTGGCCAGCATGAATGTCTCACCTCTGTACTCAATACAGGGGTATGCAACAGTGTAAAACACTTCTGTGCTGCAATTTGAGCATGAGTGCTGCCACATTTTAGGGTTTGAATGAATAACTCTTGCACCGGGGAGTACTCGCATGTACCCCCGCTTGCAGCTTTCACAGAGCATTTCGACAAACTCTGCGCTGATCACTTTCTTTCTCATAAAACCACCTGAAACCAAACCATACATGGAGGGCACTATGCGCCTCGACAAACGTGAAACCGACAGAGGATTGCATGCGATAGCCTGCATTATAGCCTCTGTCATTCTCGGCGCGCTGGTGCTCGCCTTTCACTTCCTTATGGGGGATATGCCATGGATATGAAAACTCCAGCGGCTAAGTGGCGAGATAATGGCGAACAAGATCCGTTTTCCGATCGATATGATTGTGAGCGTTCCGAGCTTGCCATGGGTCACATGACTGATGACGAAATGGCAAATGCTGTATTCATGCACGGTGATATGCCATTGGGTGGAATCGCTTACCTTACTGCAGCTAAAGACAGAATACGCTGGCTGTCGAGGTCACTACATCAACAGATAAAGTTGAACACCAAACTGAAAAATAAGGCCTGGCACCCATTATCAAGCCCACCCCAAGAGTCAGGGCGCTACACAGTACACAGCAGTTACGGTGTCCGCGATGCTTACTTCACAACTGGACTCACCAAATGTGACTTCAGGTGGCAGGACTGCGAAACCGGGAACGATGAAGGCATGGAGAACATGGAAGGCGTTGTGTACCAGGTTTTTTCATGGACGCATATGCCCAAGGTAGCATAAACAGGGGAACCGCGATGACCGACAACAAATCAAAAAACATGAGCCTACAACTCGCAGAAGCTCGTCGAGAAATCGAGTCGCTGAAGGCCGCCGTCAGGCTTTCAAACCAGATAATTCACGATCAGGTTGTTGCTAACCAAGCGGCATGGATTGAGTGGCGCCACGGTAAAGGCGCTGAAGCGGCTATGAACTGGATCCAGAATGGACTCTTTGGCCCTGGCAATATACCGGATGAAAACGCTCTGTGGGGGAAGGATGCACAAGCATGGTTTGATGCCTACCAATATGAGCCATTCCCAGAGTGTGCCTGCGGCAGACCATCAAACATCCTGTGGATGGGTAAAGGTGCATGCAGTCAAGAATGCTTAACCGTTCTGGAAAAACAGGCAGAAAAGCAAGGCGGTGAGTGATGTTGGTTTACAGGGTCCAAGACAAGCGAGGCTGAGGGCCATTAAGTGGCCCGAGCCAATAGATCTTAATTTGGTACCGACATCTGTGTCGGTACCATCCAACTATCCGGAATTTCCGGATCCTTCAATTGCTCCAATACAACCAGCTCCGGCGGGTTTCTTTTTGAGGTAATCAGAATGCAAACAGCAACGGCACTACCAGAAATCGACTCAATGCGCACGCTGATGACCCATGAGGACATTAGCGAAATTACGGGCGCCAAGCAGCCATCAAAGCAGATAGCGGTATTGTGCCGAAACGGCATCCCCCATACTGTAGACGCTAATGGGCGGCCAAAGCTCACCTGGTATCAATACAACAACGCGCACTTGATACGCCAGCCAGCAAATGATGGGCCAGACTTTGGGGCTCTTGATAGGAGGTAGTAAATGGGCAGGAAGCGCCTAAATGCAGCAGACAACAAATTGCCGCCCCGGGTGTACCGTGGGCGCGCATCTTTTGAGTGGCATCCAAAGGGAGGCGGATCAATTCGCCTATGCTCACTTGATGCACCTCTATCTGAAGTTTGGCTGCAGTATGAGCACCATGCAGAACGCCTGAGCAAAACTGACACTGTAGAGCACTTGGTCAATGCTTTCATGGCCAGTGCCGAGTTTTCTGAGTTGGCCAGGGAAACCAGAAAGGACTATGAGAAGTACAGCAAGCCCCTCTTGAAAGTGTTCGGCGCCATGCACGTTGATAAAGTTGAACCTCAGCATGTGCGGATTTACATGGATAAGAGAGGTCTGCACAGCGCGATACAGGCTAACCGTGAGCATGCCTTTTTCAGTCGATGTTATCGATATGGGTATGAGCGCGGGATGTGCAAAGGAAATCCGTGCAAAGGGGTTCGAAAATTCAAGGAGAAAGCTCGCACCCGCTACGTGACAGATATTGAATATCAGGCGCTGTACGATGCAGCTGATCCTGTGGTTAAGGTTGCCATGGAGCTGGCCTATCTGTGCTGCGCTCGTCAGCAAGACGTGCTTTCCATGCGTACCAGCCAGTTACTGGAGCGCGGGATCTTCATTGCACAGAGCAAAACTGGCGTTGAGCAAATCAAGCTATGGACACCAAGACTTCGTGCAGCCATCACCCTGGCAAAATCATTGGCACCGGCCGGAGTGGTATCAACTTTCGTGATCTGCAAGCCTGATGGTGGATCTTGGACAAGGGACGGATTCAACACGCGCTGGCGTAAAGCGCGGCAACAGGCCAGAGCGATATCTGGATTGCCACTTGATTTCACGTTTCACGATCTAAAAGCAAAGGGAATATCTGACCTATCCGGAAGCCTTCAGGATAAGCAGGCAGTATCCGGTCACAAGCACATAGGCCAGACGGCAAGATATGATCGAAAGGTCAAAGAGGTTCCGGTTGTCGGAGGCGACAGCAAGTGACTTTCTATTCACAAAACCGCTAATCTTTTTAGGCAAAGATATTAGGCGCAAATTAGGCCGCGATATTTTGTGTTAGTCTCTTGCTGTCTAACCTCTTGTTTTAATTGGTACCCGAGGACGGACTTGAACCGTCACGCTGTTACCAGCGAGGGATTTTAAATCCCTTGCCTATTCTATGAAAATCAGATATTTGCAAGGCAATTGCCTAATAAGTTTTCATTGTTTAAGGTGTTTAAACGCTTGTTTTTGTTGGTTTGATAATTGAATATTAGGCCACTATTTATGAGTTAATTTTCAATCGATAGCGGATACCTAGCCTTTATCTCAGAAACTTTATCTCTCCATATCTTCTCCGCTTCCGGCGTGCCATCGTATTGCCACTCAAGAAAAAGAGGGTCTGATTCTTCCCTGTACGCCTTCTGCCTTTTTTCATAGTTTTGTGATAATTCAAAATCCCTTTGGCGTATCACCGACTCGATTTGTTCAGAATCCATTCCCAGAGATTTCATGTATTCTTCTGTAAAATCTGTGTGTGTTTTTCCTTTAAATATGTAACTAAACATCTGTTTTCCTCCTGAATGGCTCAGCAAAAAGAGCCTTTTTAAGGTTGTAGGTGCTGGCGTGACCCGCATGGCCAAGCCATGATTGAATGTTCTGATTTATATCAGAGAGACTTATCTCGCCTTTAGCGAACTGAGACCGATACTTTTTAAGTTTTGTCTTAATTCGCTTGACGCTGCATTTTCTCAGCAAACTATGGCTCGAATAAATTCGATACCCGAGAAAGTCCAAGCTCCTGCCGTTACTCGTTGATATGGGGAAAACCTGCGTCTTGCTGTTCGTTTTTAATCTCAGGTAAAGGTGCAGGAATTCCTCTATATCCTTTCTCCACTGGTGCAGCACAGCCTTGTCGTGGTGAATGATGGCAAAATCGTCCATGTAGCGGATGTAGTGTTTTGCGCCAAGTGAGTGCTTTGCATATCTATCAAGCTCGTGCAGATACACGTTTGCAAAAATCTGACTAGTAAGGTTGCCCAGCGGAATGCCTACACCCATTGATTCGCAAGGGCTGTTATCAATGATGTAAAACAGCAGTTCAAGCGTTCTCTGGCATTGTATTTTTGCCGCAAGGATAGACTTCAATACCTGGTGGTCTATGCTCGAAAAGTAACGGCTAATATCCGCTTTTAACGCATACGCCTTGCCATGCTTTGACTCCACCTTCTTAATAAAATATTGAGCCCTGTCAGCGCCTTTGTGGGTGCCTTTTCCTCGTCTACATGCGTATGAGTCATAGATGTAGGTTTTGTCAAACAACGGCTCGATAACATTGTATATAGCCCGATGGACAACTCTGTCCTTAAAGTGCGGGGCTGATATCAGACGGCGCTTCGGCTCGAATACGTAAAAATGGTGATAGGGTGACATTTTATACATGCCCCACATCAGCTCGTTTTGTATTTCTATAATGTTCTCTTCCAGATTATTGAAGAAAACCAACGTTGCGTTCGCCTTTGTTTTTCCTTTTCGGCATGAGTATGCCGCCGACAAAATATTCTCAAAATCAAATATCTTCTCGAATGAGCAGCCCAGTGACGCATCAATGGGCTTTATATCTGTTCCGGCTATGGCCGAGGAGGCGGCATCCTTTTCATGATTGCACTGACAGCATCCCTTGGGA